CTCCAATCTTGAGAAACTTCCAAAGTTAGATATTCAGCTGTTCTACTGAATGAATTGATTTGTTTCTCAGTGTCTTTCACGATAAAATGTTTAGTCTTATCGATTATTGGAAACGTTTTTGTTTGGCCAATAATTGTCTCAGCTTGACTAAACATTGGAACAAGCTTAAAATCAATTCCACAGTTTAAGTCTTCATGTTTCGTTGATTCTATAACGATGTAATCGTTACAGTGAATTTTTAAAAGACGAAATACTTGAGCTTCAACAACAGAGCCGTAAAACAATTTCCTTTCAAACCATTCTTTATGTTCCTTTTTAGACATAATCCAATCTAAAGTGTATTTGTGTTTTCTTCTTAATTCATCTAACCAAAATTCTTCGAAGTTAGGCACTTTACCATGAGTTTCTTCTATTATATTATGTATTCGTTCACTGATCTCTCTAAAAGTAAACATACCTGGTCTGTCTCCATTTGATAAAAACAACATAATATTTCCCTCCACGACAAAAAAGAAGATGCTAATTAAGCACCTTCTCCTTTGCATCATATTTATTTCCAACTTTCGCAACTTTACTAGCGATAATTTCCATAGTTCGAGTAACTTTTACGTGGCTGCAGTTTAATGTCTCAGCAACTTCTTTTTTAGTTGATCCATTTCTCATTTCATTCAGAACGTATTTCTCAATGTCTGTGAGATTAGCTTTATCGATTGTATTTTGAAGATCCGTTAGGATAATACTAAAATCATTGTTCAAATCAAGATATGGTTTAAAGTAAAGCAGCCCTTTGATGAATTCTTTTTTCTTTCGACCTTTCTTATCAGTCGTTTCAAGTGTAAATCCATTTAAGTGGGAATGATTGGTGAAGTCAAAAACATCTAAGTCTGGAGATGCTCCTTCTTTACATGTAACAAAATCTTCACCGAATACACCTAACATTTTTTCTTTAATGTAAACCATATCTGCTGATAATTGACCTTTGATTTTAGTCAAAAGATATCGATTGAATTTCGTATTAGGATTCTTTAATTCTTGATTGATAAATTCTGAATAAGCTTGCAGGTTTCGTAAAATCTCGCCTAGCTCATCTTTTCGATCTAAATCATCTTTAGTAATCACTTGCGTTTTTGGTTTTTTGTAATTTTTTTCATTCCGTTTCAAGAAATGAATCGTACCTTCTCCACTATCAAGTAAAAATTCTAATGATGATTCTCGTTCGATCTTTTTGCGAAAGTACTGAGCATCAGTATGAAAAACATATTTTGTCTGCTCAGCATCTTCCATCTTTCGAACTTCTTCAGAATTTAATAAATAGTTGGCCATCTTTTCAAGTGATTTACAAACATTAATTTCTTGAGATAATGAATCACCTGAATTAATTGAGCCTTTGAAGTGTTCTGAAAAATATTCGGAATAGAAATCAGTATTCTCAAGAATACTTTCCACTTCTCGCTTTCTTTCGTCTAAAGTTAATTTTGAATAATCGATTTTTTGGTTAAGCTCGTAGACTGTAGTTCCATCTAATTCAGCTAAGAAATTTTGTTGAGTTGAGAATGCCATTTCGTTTTCCTCCTATTTTTATAGTCAATTCAATTCTTAAAACTTCATCTAAATTACTTATATCTGTTTGGAAAAAAACGTAAATCAAATAATTGAAAAATTTGCAATATTCCGAATGTGACAAATTGGATATTTTGAATCATTCGAGTAAAACGTTATAAACCCACTTGTATCAACGTCTTGACCGAGATACTACTAAGTGGTATGATAAACAAGTGATTTGAATGAGACAAAATGTTGTGGTATAACTCATTGAAGGAGACAAATATGAAAATAGTAGAACCAATACGAGATTTAGAAGACATTGAAAAAATGAAAAAAATTCTAATAAAAAAATCATATCGAGATTACGTAATGTTTTGCTTGGGAATTAATTGTGGACTAAGAATATCTGACTTGTTGGGATTAAAAGTTGGGGATGTACGTGGAAAGTACAGACTTAAAATGAAAGAGACAAAGAACAAGAAAAATAAAAATCAGTTATTACCTCAACAGATTATAGAATTGTTGGAAGATTACATAGAAGGAAAGGAAGATTCTGAATACTTATTCAAATCAAGAAAAAATAAGAATACACCCATTCATCGTCAAAGGGCTCATTCGATTCTCAGTAACGCGGGGAAACAAATTGGATTGGAATCGATTGGAACCCATACATTGAGAAAGACATTTGGTTACCATTTTTATCAGAGGAAGAAGGATGTAGCTCTTTTGCAAGACATATTTAATCATTCTTCACCTTCTATTACATTAAGGTATATTGGAATAAATCAAGATATGTTGGATGAAGCTATGGAGGATTTCTATTTATAGGAGGAATTATTGTTGTCTTTTATCTATGACAATGTAAAAGGTGAGTACCTTAAAATGTTGAAGATATTAAAATCTGAAACTCGGGATATTGAAGAAGCACGTTTGTATAGAAGTCTTATTAAAAATCTAAGGAATGATTGGGTTAGTGATATAGAACTTGAAATGTTAGAAAATTTGTACGAATGGTATAGAGAAAGGTAGCGATTGCTACCTTTTTTTAAATCAATTATAAACTTTAATTTCTACTTGTTTACGTCCCCACGTGTAAGCATCTGTCTTGTTTGGAATAAAGACATCAATTTTATTACCTTTAATCGCACCACCTGTATCACCAGCAATTGCTTCACCATATCCTTCAACCCAAACTTTCGAGCCAAGGGGAATTACTCGTGGATCAACTGCAATGACAAGCTGATTTGGATTAGCACGTAAGTCAATACCAATCGCTGTTGTTCCTGAGCACCCTGCACAATAAGCTGTATAGGCTGTCGATTCAACCGTCATTTCATAATAATCTTGCTGAGAAGATTCTTCGTTATTATTATCATCTTCAATTTGTTCTTCTTCATTTTCAATTAAACCTAAATTGAGCCACATGCCAATATAGATTAAATTGATATTTTTAATAAATGGATTAAGCTCTACAATTTTTTCAATTGATACTTTTTGAGATTGTGAAATTCCACTAAGAGTATCTCCAGGTTCAATCGTATAAGCTTTTGTGGGAATAACTGACGTTAACAAGATTGACAATCCTAAGACTGATGACAAGATGATTTTATTCATCGTGTACCTCCTGTTTTCTAGTTATTAGTACTTATAAAGCACTTGTTATCTTTATATCTGCTAGAAAACATTCGTAAATTGTCATGATATTACAATTAGATTACAAAAAGAAAACAGCCTAATTCCATAGAATTAAGCTGCTCTTATTAATTTATTTCTAATTCGTACTCACAAGCTTTCTTTACTCCTAATAATCCACCTTGGTCATGTCCTCCGAAAATTATATGACCTTTTTCACTAAGCATCGCACCATATGACGACCAGAAATTAATATCAAGATTCCAATTCACTTTTGAAATAGCTTCATAAATAGAATCTTCATTTATTGTAATATCTCTAGATTTTTCATAAATGAAATCAGCTATAGAACGTAACGCATATCCTCTAGATAAAATGTATTTGTTTTTTATATGGAGATCTTGTGGAAGAGCTTTGAACATTTTATTCATTGTATCATTAACTATTTGTTTGCAATTCTCGTAATTTTTATCTGTTATAAAATCTGAATTGTTACGTAGCTCTTGACGGAACATATTTTTACAGAAAATATAAACGGTAGTTAATAAAACAGTGTTCAAATTTTGTCCACTAATAGACATCTTATTATACTCGACTCCGTATTTAAGAAGGTAATGGTTTGTTTCTGATAACTCACGAGCCATCCTAGATAATAAATCATTTTGAGAAAGTCTTATTGTTGATGATTTACTTGGTCGAGATTGTAAGTTGTTAATATCATGGAAGAGTTGTTTTTCCATATCTTCACTTATATTGTTGAAGATTGTAAGAGGAATCATCATTTCAGACAGTTCTTCAAGATAACGTTTATTCAGTTCTTGAATATCTTTATTTCTTCCTTTTGCTATTCTTCTCTTTAATTCTTGAATGGCTGCAGCGATTGCAAATGTTCTATGTTGGCCATCATTAATTGAAAGCTTCGAACTTGAAATATCAATCGCAATACTTTTATCTTGTTCATCGTAAAATAAAGATCCACGAGTGGTAACAGTGACTCCATTGAAAAATCTTAAGTTAGAACGATCTTCAATACCACTAAGAATATAGTTTTTAATTTGGCCAATCTTTCGTCCACTTGCTGTCCTTTGAACTTCTGGAAACACTTGAAGAAATTTTTCTAAATCTTTGAATTTTAAGACGGCTGAAAAAATTTCTCTTCCAAATTGATAACCCTTAATACCAGAGATAGTAGCATATTCTGCAACTTTCATTTCTGTGTTACTTTTAACAATAGCTTCTGTTTCTAAGGATTTAGGTTTCTGTAAATACTCTACGTTGTTTGTCATGTAATCCCTCCAAAACCATATTACTACAAACACTTCGAAATCGTGATAAAATACAAAAAACGAGGAAATACTCCCTCGTTTCAGTAAATTATCATCAATTAATCCGTATTTTTATTACGACCATGAACTTATCCTTTCATTAAATTACTTAACACTTCAACTCGAAAATCTTTGTCTACAAAATCATCAGTGTCATATCCATGTTCAGTTAGCATTGTATCTAATTCTTCAATAGACTTTTCGTTAAGTTCTGATATTGTATACAAATATTCATTCATTAGTTTCCCTCCTTGAAGAGAGAAGATGAAGTCATTCATCTCCATCTTCTATTTTGATAACAACTCGGTAATTCTTAGGATTTTTCCTTTTACTTATTCTTCTTTGATAAGTAGGGTACGTGTACCATACAACTGTTTCAGGAGATATGCCTAAGATTTCAGCACATTCTTGTGCTGTACCCATGCATTCCAAATCTTCCCCTTTGTAAACAGCGTAAGTATTAGGCATATGACACTACATCCTTTTCTCTAACACGGATGAAACTAGGAAAGCGTAGAGAAATTCCATCATGAGCATTTGATGATTCCTCAAAGTATTTCACTTCAATAACTTTTCCAATGACAAGCTCTGGATTCTCCCAAAATAGTTTTTGCTCTTTATGACTAAGTATTGGAACATTCACTTTATGACCTTTGTAATCCACTGATAACGAACCACATTTACCACCACGTACTTCTTCATTAATACCAATACAACGAAGATCAACTGTATGGAATGTTTTTATTTTGAGTAAACCTTTAGAACGAACAGTTTGATATGGAGCATCTAACAAGTTAAGCATTAAGCCTTCATATCCTTGCTCCTCGACCATCGCTAGAATCTCAGGAATCTTATCTTCATCTGTTCCAACATAATACATTGGAACTTTTTTAATGTAAGTTTCTACTTTGATATGATTTTTGAACAATTCATCTAACTCAACCATGCGGTCTTTGTAAACTTTTTTAGAAACACCGTTATTAAATTCATTCAATGGTAATAAATCGAACATAACAAAGTTCAATCCAATTTTTTCACCCTTGCGACGTACAATCGTTTGTGTGACATTGAATAGCTCTGAAGATGGAAGGTTATCAGGATTTTTCGCAAGTAACTCACCATCGTAAACCATATTTTTAGGTAGATCTCTTCTAAAAATTGCTTCTAGTTCAACCAATCCTTCAACTTCTTTCCCTGAACGAGTAAAGAATTTAGGACCCTCTTCAAAATTGAAAACCGTAACACGATTACCATCTAATTTAAGTGAAAGACTGAATCCATTGGAAAGATCAAATTTGTGAGGGATGTATTTTCCACTTAACATTACAGAATATTTTTCAATGAAGTCTTTTCCGTAAACTTTATTTAAAGTAACTCGAGATAATCCATAAGGCATATCTTTTGTCAAGATTCCAATTGCTAAATCTTTTTCTTCTTGAGTTTCAAGTTTGTTCAAGAAGTTTTGTACTGTAGCAATAACTAAATCATTACCAGTGTTATTGTCTTTTACAAAGTTCATTGCTTCAAAAATTGAGTTAAGATCGATTTCATGGGAAATATTCACTTTTTTCTCGATTTTACGTTTAGCTAATCCTGTTGTGATTAATGGGTTAAATGCGAATTTGAAAATTTCTTTAAGACCTGCTACGTTCTCATGCTTTTTAAGAATGTTTTCTTTCGCAATTCTACCACTTTCATTTTTTAATTCGTCAAAAATAGAAACATAAATTTTCATACTAATCCTCCGATTTTTTTTAGTAGTTGACGAGAGTTATAATTTACTCTCTATATTAATTATAATACGCAAACATACGTTCGTACATCTTTATTTGTAATTTACTTACAATTTTGTTCTAAAGAATTACATAATCAAAATGGCCAAACTGTAATGTTTGACCAATTCTATTTAATATTCATTTAAATTCATTAAGCTACAGCACCATTTACTTTAGCTGCTTGACCTTTTCTTTTATTAATAGCTAAGATATTTTCTTCTCTTGTACGCTTGATAATTGTTTTAAGAACCCATTTTCCACTACTTCGAACAAATATAAACTCTTTACTATGAAGAGTGAATACATGACGAAAATTACCAATATTTACTATTTGCTTAATTTTAGTGAAATGCAAATCTTTTTTAATTCGCTCAATAATTTCTCCTTTAACAGTATTGGTTCTTTGCTGATATCTTTTTACCATGTGATCTGTAATAACAAACTTTTCAAACATAATATAGTCACCTTCCAATTCATAGTATTGAGATATGTCTCACTTATTAAAGTTATATCTGTATGAATTAAAACGTAAACGAGATTTACCAAAAATAAACTATAATATCACCTTAAGTATGTATTCTAGCGAATACATACTTTTTTCGTATTCTAACGAATACGAATGTATAATTAATTTTTTATTGTATTTCTTATTGTATTTTTTATTTATTTTTATATGTATATAAGTACCAGTAATTACTACATAAGTTTCCAAATTGAATCAACATATATTGAATATGCTGTATTGGTATTCTTATGTCCTCACCAATAACACCTTGATTAGATGTATTCCCCAGTGTTGATTCATACGTTAATTCGTATAGGCTCAAACACTAAAAGCCTTAACAACAGATAACTCATTAGTAGTATGCGAGATAACAATAAAGGTGGTTGCTATCGTACTAACTAATGTATCCATCGCTTAGATTTATGCATCAGCTCTAAGGGACTTTGGAGTTGTTATTCATTGGGTGTAACTCTCAGCTTCTAATCACCACAGTATTCATATGTATTATTTATATCTCTTGTAGATGGAACGTAAACTTCGAGGGATCATTAATATTAATGTGAGAGAACTTTATATAACATTATTACTAACATTTATTTATTGTTGGTGAGGGGAATTCATATGAAGAGTAGGTAGGTAACCAAAAGAGTTGAGAGAACTGTTTGAACAGCTGTAACAGATTGAATTCATCGAGAGAGTGAGATTGCTAACCACATAACACACCGCCTATACCCTCAGAAAAAAAACCTATAATGGACGGATATAACGGTGAGAGGTGGTGTTGTGGTGTCCGTCCCAAATGGCCCCACCTCAGTTGAAAAAAATGAGCGCCTATTTAATCCAGGTACTCATACATCTTATTCTACGCTAAACTTTTCTATTCTTTTCAAATCTTCGCAAAACTTCGCAAAACTTTTCTTCCATTCTTCCATTTCTACTCCATTCTTCGAAAAACTTTTCTAAACTTTTCTAAACTTTTCCATTCTGCGCTAAACTTTTCTATTCTATTCCATCAACTTCACGAGAAACCTCAAGAACAAACTTCTTATCTTTGATTTCGCTTCTATTAATATTATAACAAATATCGGAAGTTGCGTACATATTTAGTGGTAAAAAAGTTGCATATTTTAACAACTTTTTTGCAATATTACGTACACAATGTACTAGTTGTATATATATATTATAGAGAGGTAATGGAGATGTTTGAGTTAGATATAGTATTCGCTCATTAATTTAAAAGAAAAAGGCGATGAATATGGAAGACAATCGAACAAATAGTCTCTGTGAACAATGTAATTCACACATTACCAAATACCGAGATGAAGAAGGAACAATTATAACTGAATGTTCTTATTGCGGTTCTCCCTCAAATGAAATTCTTGATCCATTAGATTGGGAGGATTTCAAATGAAAAATTTAAAAACTTGTTCTTGTGGTAAGTTAGTTGATTTCAGTTCAATATGTTCTTGCAAAACAAAAACTAACAGAAATGAATATCAAAGAAACTATTACAAAAAGAACAAAGAAACATCAAAGCCATTGAATTCAACTCGCTGGAGAAAACTTCGTTCTCTTATCATTGAAAGAGACAAAGGTTGCTGCCAAAGATGTTTGATTAAATTTAGGCTTATTAATGGTTCGTATTTACAGGTTCATCATATCAAGCCACGTATAGATCATCCAGAATTGATGTTTGAAGAAAGCAACTTAATAACTTTATGTAAAACTTGCAATCTTCAAATTGGACTTAAAAAATTGGACTTTGAACCACTAATCAAACTTGAAGAGCATGATTTCGATTTGAAGCTTTAGAAAGTTGGTACTTATGTCAAGACTTAAAAAACCAGCTAGTTTAAAGCAAGGTCACTCTGAATCAAAAGCTCAGTTAGAAGAAAGAGCTAGAGAAGAGGAAAAGCTTAAAGGAAATACTGACTTGTTCAAGAATATTCCAGAGCACCTTGATGAATTAGCTAAAACGTACTATTTGTTTTTAATTACTGAATTAGAGATCAGCGATATTCTGTCTAACTTAGACATTCCACTTCTCGAACAAACAGCAGATTGCTTAAGTAAAATGAGACAGGCTGATGATATTATCAATGCTGAAGGTATTATCCTTTCACAAAAAGATAGGTATGGTACCGACATCATTAAGGAACATCCTGCAGTTGCAACTAAACAAAAGTATTTAAATCAATTCCGAGCAATGTCACAGCAGCTTGGTTTATCTCCTTCTTCCCGTGCTCAATTAGCTGGTATGAAAATTGAGAAGAAAGAAGAAGAAGAAGATCCCCTTCTACAAATTTTAAGAGCTTAATTTACAGCCACTCAGTTACTCCGATTACTGAGTGGTTTTTTCTATTGAATAGCTGACTTCGTAAGGTGTTTCATCTTGCAAGCTTCCTTCAATAGTTATGACTCATTAGCTCAGTGGATAGAGCAACGTTCTTCTAAAGCGTAGGTCGCAAGTTCGAATCTTGCATGGGTCACCATGAGTGTGAAGGTCAGCGAAAAGAAAAGATAACTCTTTTCATGTGGGTTCGATTCCCACCTACACTCACCACGAGAAGGTAAAGATAATTGGATAATCGCTCGGATTCCAACCCCGTAGCACACTGGTTCGATTCCAGTCCATCTCGCCAATTAACTAACTGAAGGTGATGAAATGATTTCTTCCTATATAGAAGAACACGCTGCTTATCAGTACGCTCTTCAAGTATCAGAAGGAAAAGTCATTGCTGGTAAGCACGTTATTAAAGCATGTAAACAGTTCATTGAAGAACTTAATAATCCTGATTCAAAATATTTTATTGATGAATCAGAGCTTAGAAAAATTACGAATTTAACTAAACTTATTAATATGGCCACAGGTCTTAAAGCTGGTACGCCCTCTCATGATTCACTTGCTGGATTTCAATGGTTCTTTTTATGTAATGCTCTTTGTTGGAAACACAAAGATACTCCAGAAAAAAGAAGATTTGAAAAAAGTGTATTGTTAATCGCCAGAAAATCAGGAAAGACATTCTTGGTCGCTTTAATTTTCATTCTGCTTCTATTAATTGAACCAGAGTTTTCTGAGTTCTATTCAGTAGCACCAGATAGAGAATTATCATCAATCGTAAAAAAGGAAATGGATCAAACAATCGAAAAATCTCCAGGTATTCAAAAGTACTTTTATATTACTAAAGGTCGAATTGAATGTACCTTAACTAAATCGAAATACATTCCTTTAGCGAACTCTGAAAACCGTATGGATGGTCGTAAAGCAAATGTTTTCGTAGCAGATGAAGTTGGAGCCTTGAGAAATCGTTATCCAATTGATGCCATGCAGTCATCGCAAATGAACATGGTAAACCGTACAGGTATTCTTATTAGTACTGCTTACGAATCCTTAAATAATCCAATGACTGAAGAAGTGTCTTATGCAGAGAAAGTTCTTGATGGAGTTATAGAAGATGAAACGTTGTTTGCACTTCTGTACAAACCTGACGATTCAAAAGATTGGATTTCAGACAAATCACTTATTGAAGCAAATCCTTTAGTAACTGATTTACCAGAGAACTTAGATTATCTCAAGCAACAAAGAACGAAGGCAATTGAATTGCCAAGTGCGAAAAAGAACTTCTTAACCAAACATATGAATATTTTCGTTGATGGTAGCGATGCTGAAATGTACATATCCACCGACGATTTAAGGAAATGTATGATTGAGAATTATGATTGGAAAGGCAAAGAAGTCTATATTGGTGTCGATCTATCACAAACAACAGACAATACAGCAATTTCTATGATTACTTATGACCGTTATTTAGATGAATATATCGCTAAATCATGGGCTTTTATCCCAGAAGATAATGCTGCTCAAAAGTCTAAGATTGAAAAAATCGATTATTCAATAATGAGAGACAATGGTTACGTCTATTTTTGTGGAGACAAAGTCATTAATTATGGCTTCGTTGAAAACTTTGTTATCCAATTAGAAAATGAGTATGGAGTAAAAATTAAAGGGATAGGTTATGACCGTTACAACTGTATTTCATCAGCTAACAAATGGTATGAAGCAGGATTTAACACGGTAGAAATCAAACAACATTCCTCTATTCTCCATCCAGCAACTAAGCTTGTAAAAGAACGTGTTTTAAAAGAAAGTTTCAAATACGTAAAGAATCAGCTGTTAGAAATTAACTTCTCAAATGCTCGTGAAGTGAAAGATACTAACTTGAATACTTACGTAAACAAGAAAAAATCAATAGGTAAGATAGATATGGTCGTTTCTATTTTAAACGCAATGGTTCTATGGAATCAAGAAGTCGAGCAAGGCTACACAAGTGTTTATGAAGAGCGAGGTATTATCTTTATTTAAAGGTCATTTTCAATGGCCTTATTTTTTTTGAAGAAAGGATGAACTTAATTTGGGTTTATTCTCAATGTTTAAAAGTGAAAAAACTGAAGTTCGAGCTATTCCAAAAGATGTTCATCGAGGTTCCTTTTCAATTTCTTCATTCTTTGGTGGTGGATCAAAAATCTCCGAAGACGCTGCAATGGCAATTCCAGCTGTATCTTCAAGTGTTGAATTAATTACTTCATCAATTTCTCAATTACCTGTTTATCTTTATCAAGAGAAACCAAATGGAGAAGTCGTAAAAATATCTTCTGATAAACGAGTGTTCTTGCTGAATCATGAACCAAATGAATTAATATCAGCAAATACATTTAAGAAGAGAATGGTAAAAGATTATCTTTTACATGGTGCTTCGTATACAAAGATTGAAAGACGATTGAATGATGTAGTTAGCTTATATAACTTACCGGTGAAAGAAATTTCCGTTACAAAGTATCGACAGTTTGGTTATAAGCACACAGCAGTAATCAGTTTAACTGGAGATGATTCTACCAGTCCTACTACATTTTCTACAGATGAATTAGTCATCGTAGTTAAGGATAGTGAAGATGGCGTTACTTCAAAAGGAGTACTCGATACAAACGGAGAACTCTTGCGTTTAGCGTTAGATGAAATCAATTACTCAAGTGGAATTCTGAAAAACGGTGCATTACCAATTGGAGTTTTGAAAGCAAGCTCTCGATTAACTTCAGAGTCTATTCAAAGATTACGTTCTAGTTTTGAAAACTTGTACTCTGGTTCCAAAAATTCTGGAAAGACTTTAATTCTTGAAGAAGGATTAGATTATCAACCAGTTTCAATGAAGCCAAATGAAATGGATCTAACAAATTCAAAGAAAAACACCGTATCAGATGTTGCTCGAGTGTTCAATCTTCCTGAATCAATGATTAATCCAACTGCAAATAAGTACGCTTCAAATGAACAGAACAATATTCATTATCTTCAATATTGTATTTCTCCAATTGTTACATCTATTGAAAATTCGCTAGACAAATCTCTGTTACTAGAAGAAGAAAAACAGAATGGTTACTTTTTCCAATTCGATACAAGTGAAATTCTCCGAACTACAGAAAAAGAAAAGATTGATACAACAGTTCGTGCTATGGAACGAGGACTTATTTCAATTAATGAAGCTCGTTCAAAAATCAACCTTCCACCTTTAGAAGTAGATTACTTTACTTGGAGTTTAGGCAGCATCTTCTATAATCCCAAAACTAATGAAATGACTATACCAAATATGGGTACAACGATTGATCCAGATGAAGCTCAAAAAGTGGATTCCAATCAAGAACAATCAGATTTAGATGGGGTGAAAGAATAATGAATATGGAATTGCGTATGCAATTAACAGATTTACAAACTAATGAAGACGGAACTATGAAAGTTTCTGGTTATGTAAATGAAACAGGCAAGAGAAGTAGAGTACTAGGACAAGCTAAAAAATTTGTTGAAGTAATTTCTCCTGGTGCGTTTACTAGAGCAATCATGAATAAGAAACGTGACATCGACTTTTTAGATGAACACGATTCAAAAAGAATCCTCGCATCTACTCGTAATGGTTCATTAGAACTTCGTGAAGATGAACGAGGTCTTTTTATGTCTGCAACAATTGCTCCAACTTCATGGGGTAAAGATGCTTATACCTTAATCGATGCTGGCATTTTGAAGAACATGAGTTTCGGATTTAGGTCATTAAAAGATTCTTGGAAAAGAGCAAGTGCTGATGTATACGAACGTGTTGTTGAAGAGCTAGAACTTTTTGAAGTTTCAGTAGTAAGAGAACCAGCTTACTCTCAATCATCAATCGCGGCACGTGGTATCGATCTGATTGAAGATGTAGAAATTCCAGATGAATTACAAAAGGAGAACCGAGACATGGAGCAAGTATTAGAAGCTTTAAAATCTCTTGAAGAACGTTTTTCTTCTTTAACAGAAACAGTTAAAGAAATGCGTTCAGCTCAAGCAGAAGAAATCGAACTACGTAAAAAAGAAGCTGAAGAAGCTGAAGAAGCTGAAGAAAAGGCTAAAGCTGAAGAAGCTGAAAAAGCCAAAGGTAAAAAAGATTCTAAAGATTCTAAAGATTCTGAAGAGGATGAAAAGGATGAAGAAGACGAGGAAAAAGAGGACAAGGAAAAAGATGAAGAAGAACAAAAACGTTCTTTATCAAACCAAGCCTTATCTGAATTCCGTTCTATTCTAAACAAACTTAAACAGGAGGACAACACAAATGTCTAATTTAAAAGCCCTAAAAGAGAAAAGAAACTCTTTAGTTGCTGAAACAGAACAATTAGTTGCTGTTGCTGAAACAGAAGTTCGCTCATTATCTCAAGTCGAAGAGGTTCGATTCAATGAGTTAACTGAAGAAATTCGTACCTTAGATACGGAGATCAAATTAGAAGAAACACGTCAGCTACAAGGCGTAAAAATTGAGAATACTTTGGAGGAAAGAAAAATGGAAGACACAAAAGAATTAGAAATCCGTGGTCTTGAGCAGTATTTACGTAAACAAGAAGGCGAAGAAATCCGTGCGTTACAAACTACAGCTCAAGGCGGAGCAGTGATTCCTGATAATGTTGAAGGTACTATCATTTTAAAAATGGAAGAATCATCTCCTGTTTTCGCTCGCGCCCGTAAGTTCCCATCTGTCGCTGGTACATTAAAAATCGCAAAAGAAACATCTGGTACAGTAGCAGGTTTCGTTGGTGAAGGTGCCGATGTTTTAGAAGGCCAAATCAGCTTTGATGAAGTTAAATTAACACAAAAACGTGTTGGTGCTGCAATTACTTTATCAAATCAATTAATTAACGACGTAGCTGTTCCAATCGTTAATTACTCAGTGAACTTATTAGCTCGTCGTGCTGCTAAAGCAGTAGAAAAATCTATCTTAACTGGTGCAACAGCTGATGAATTCCGTGGTATTGTTGGCGATACAGAAATCGTTGCAGTAACTACTAGTACGGTTACAATTGATTCATTAATGGATCTATATAACTCAGTACACCCTGAATTCTTAGATGGTTCATCATTCATTATGCAACGTTCTTTCTTCAACCAAGTTGCAAAACTTAAAGATGGTAACGGCCACTTCTACATGCAAAACGGTGTAGTTAACGGTAAATTAACTTACACGTTATTTGGTGCTGAAGTAATCGTAACTGATGCCCTACCATACGATGGTGCAGCTGGTACACCAGTATTATTCGGTAATGTATCTGAAGCATATGCAGTAATGATTAAGAAAGGCTTCGCATTACAACATGTAGCTGGTGATACTACACAAGCTTTACGTGGTTCTCAACTATTAGTTCTTGATGGTTACATGGATGGTGCAACATTCAATCCTCAAGCTTTAGCTAAATTAGTTGTAGCTTAGTTTTAACTTAATTCCGAGTTAACAGGGAAGATTACTTCCCTTTAACTCGATTTTATATCATAAAATAACAATTTTATATATGAAAAAGGAGAGAAAGTATGGTAAAAGTACGCTTTTTACAATCAGTTATCCTCCCGAAATTGGGTAAAGTGATGAATTTTAATGACGAATTAGACCTTTCTGATGAAAAATTAGTCAAAGATTTATCCGAAAATGGAACAATTGACATCTTAATTGATGAAAAAATTCCCAAAGAACCAGCTAAAAAAGCTCCAAAACGGGCTAAAACTGAGGCTGATTTAGATGTTTAATCCCATCAAAATCACAGATTTAGATCTAAATGAAGTGAAAAATTACCTTCGTGTAGACCATGAAGACGATGATTTGCTCATTAATACAATGCTTATTGCTTCTAAAAGTTATATTCAATCTTATTTAAATAAGAAATTTTCCGAGTATGTAGAAATTCCAGATGAATTTACAATTGCTTGTCTTTCATTAATTTCTCATTGGTATGAAAGAAGAGAAATCCAAAGTGAAAAAGCAGCATCAGCTGAAATGAGTTACGTGTTTTCTGGATTATTAAACATCCATCGAAATTGGCTTGATGAAAGAAAACCAACTGAGGTGAAATGACATGAATCCATCTAACTTCAATACAAAAATTTCTTTACAACAAAGAGATATAACAGTTGATGAAATTGGTCAGGAAATAATTGAGTACATTGAATTCGGTACCTTTTGGGCAAGTGCTAAAACAACTCGTTCAAGTGAAGCTATTAATTCAGGGAATTTAGAATCCTTAAAACAAATTCGTTTTATTCTAAGGTACTCAAAAAAACTGAACGAATTGATTACGTTAGACAAAACTCATTTCTCTTTAATTCACAAAGGAATTCAATACGATGTTCTTAGTGTAATCAATGATGATGAAAAAAATAAAACAGTAACAATCGTGGCTGAAGGGCGTGAATAAGTTTGGCTTCAAGTATCGATGAACTAGCAAGAGAAATTAATCGACGACTAGAGATGTATACTGGCTCAGTTACAGAAGATGTTAACAAAGCTGCTGAAGAAGTAGCTAAAGCTGGTGTGGCAATGCTGAAATCACGAAGTCCGAAGTTAACGACCGATTATAGTAAAGGTTGGAAAGCCAAGAAAGTGAAAGGTAAATGGGTTGTACATAATGCGACAGATTACCAATTAATTCACCTACTTGAACGAGGTCATGCAACTAGAGATGGTGGAAGAACAAGAGCAATAGTTCACGTCAAACCAGTTGAAGAAGAAATAATAAATGATTTTGAAGATAAAGTTAGGAGGTCTATTCAACAATGACTTTATCAGAGCTTCATAAGGCCCTCAACGAATTATATCCCACAAGATATTCCCATTTTTCAAAAATTCAAAAACTTCCGTTCATTTGTTATATAGATGTCGGAAGTTCAGATTTCCATGCAGATAATTCTTCTTATGTTGAAGGAACAATGATTGATATTGAACTTTATACAGACAAGAAAGATTTAGAAGCGGAACAGAAAATCAAGGAATTATTAAAATCAAACAAATTAACTTACACAGTATCCCCAACGGTATTTATCAAAACCGAGGGGTTTTTTCAAATTGTATTTTCAACAACATTAACTAATTAGGAGGAACTCAACAATGAGCAACAAAGTAACATACGGTTTAGATAAAGTACATTACGCTTTAATTACTGAAAAACCAGATGGAACATTCGAGTATGGAACACCAGTAAGAATTCTTGGTGCAGTATCCATGTCTGAAACACCAACAGGTGAAAGTATGAAGTTCTTTGCAGACAATGGTACCTATTACTCTAGTTCAACAAACCAAGGTTACGAGCAAAGTTTAACTTTCGCTAAAATCCCAGACCACTTCAGAATCGATGTATTAGGAGATCAACTGGTTAATGGTGGTTTATATGAAAATGCTAATGCTAAAACAACGCCTTTTGCGCTTTTATATGAAATTGACGGAGACAAAGAAGCGGATAAATTCGTTTATTACAACTGTACAGCAGCCCGTCCATCTAATTCAACAAGCACTAAAGCTGAATCAAGTGCTGTAAATACGAACGAACTAACAATTATATCAGCGCCACGTCCGTATGACAAAGCTGTTCGCTGGATTACAGGAGAAAATACACCTCCAGAAATTAAGGCAGACTTTTATAAATCTGTTGTAGAACCAGTTGAACAACCAGTCGTAACACCAACACCGTAGGAGGAAATATTAAATGGAACAAATCTTGATTATCGATGAACGTGAAGTAGCTTTTAAAGCCGATGGTGCAACGCCTTTAAGGTATCGTGCTGAATTCAGAAGAGATTACTTTGCTGACATTGTTAAAATGACCGAAGTATTAAAAGCTTTAGATAAAAACAGCACAGATCAAAATGCAAGCATTGAAAAATTAGACACATCAGTTTTTTCAGACATTGTCTACTTATTAGCTAAAACAGCAGATAAAGAGATTGGAAATATCTTTGATTGGTACGCTTCATTCGAAAATTTCCCTATTTTCGAAGTGTTCTCCGAGTTACAAGATTTGCTTCTATCTAATATGCAAACATCGGTGTCTAAAGTTAGAAAAAAGTAGGTAAAAATGAAGGTGCTCAAAAACCAATGACGGTTAGCGAGTACCTTCTTTCTTGTAAACTTTCAAAATTAACTATTGATGAAATGAAGTTCATGACTCTCGGAATGTGTTTGGATCATATCGAAGAATATTCAGTTCTAATGAATCCAGAAATCCAAAAAGAAAAAGAAGCAACTCAAACAGATATTCAACGATTAAAAGGTAGGTGAGTCAAATGGCTGATAGAAGTATTAAAGGAATTACCATCGAAATTGGTGGAGATACGACTGGATTAACAGATGCTCTTAAAAGCGTTGATAAAGCGACCAAAAGAACCACTTTCGAAATAAAGGAAATTGACAAAGCCCTTAAATTAGATCCTTCCAATATTGAACTAGTAGCACAAAAACAAGAGTTATTAACTGAACAAATCAATAATACCTCTGAGCGTTTAAATGTTCTAAGAACTGCACAGCAACAAGTCGAGGAACAGTTTAGAAATGGTGACATAGGAGCAGAGCAATACAGAGCGTTTCAACGGGAATTAATCAGCACAGAATCTCAACTAAGCAGTTTTGAAAATCAATTAGAATCTATGTCTGCTGAACAAGATAGATTAGCCCAATCTACAAGAGATTTAGGAACCTTTTTCGAAGCTACGGGTACTGATATAAGTCAATTCACGGAAGTTTTAGGTTCAAGATTATCTGATGCAATCCGTAATGGTACAGCCAATGCCGACCAAATGGGTCAAGCGTTAGGAAGAATTAGTAGGAGTGTATTAGGTACTTCTACAGACCTTACCACATTACAACAAACTTTAAGACAAGTCGATAGCACTAATATTGAGCAAGTAGCATTAGAGTTAAACCAACTTGGAGAAAGCGCAAATGATGCGGATCATGAAGTTGGAGGACTTAAAGATAGTTTAGGTGGAATTGCTGGAGCAGCAGCTGGAGCTATCGGTGGAATTTCGATATTAGAAGCAGCATTTGAAGACGCTTCAAATAAAGCAAAAATTGAAATGAGACTAGATGTTGATGAAGCTAGTATTGAATCTGCCGAAGCGTCAGTACGTGAAGTTACAGCAATCGTTGGAGACAACGGTGAAGCACTAGAAGCTGTATCAAAACAATGGCAACTTTACGGAGAGAATAGTAAAGAAGCCAATGAAGAAATATTACGTAACGCTTCTGCTATTTCGTACGCCTATGAAGATATTGATTTAAAAGAACTGATTCAAGAATCGTCTGAAATATCAAAGGTTTTCAAAATATCACAAAACGAAGCTTTAGCTCTGAGTAACGGGCTATTGAAAATTGGTTTTCCTCCTGATCAATTAGATATTATCAGTGAATACGGAACCCAAATTATGGAGATGGGATATTCCGCAGAAGAAGCGTTCGGACTAATGGCAGCTGCCGCCAATTCAGATACCTGGAATATTGACAATCTTTTAGATGGTATTAAAGAAGCTCGATTGACAATGAGCGAATTCGCTGGTGGATGGGATGTAGCAACAGCTCATATCATCGATCAAGCTGGTTTAACAGGTGATGTATTCCAAGGCTGGGGTAAAGATATATTAGCTGGTGGAAAAGAAGGTTCGGAAGCTCTAGTTGAATTATCTGAACACATCTTAAACATGAAAGATGATACGGCACAATGGGATATAGCTAAAGCTGTGTTCGGTACAAAATGGGAAGATCAAGGCGAAGCTCTATTACATGCAATTATTGAAACTGAAGGTTCAATAATACAAACAGACGAAGCTGTTAATCAACTAAACGAAGATTTATCTACCGTTCAAAGCGATCCAGCAGTGGCTTTAAGCAACGCTTTTGGTCAAGTGAAACAAGCACTTAGTCCTGTATTAGAAGTACTAGCTCAAGTAATAACAAAAATTGCAGAGTTCGCTCAGAACAACCCAACTTTAACAGCTACTATTGTAGCAGTTGCAGCAGCTGGTGGAGTGATGGTGGGTGCATTTGCTTTGCTGATGCCTGCTGTTGGAGCCTTAATATCTTCTATAGCTCCACTTGGCGGAATTTTTAGTGCTTTATCTGCTGCTATTGCGGCTATAGCCAGTCCTATTGGATTAGCAGTAATTGCCATAGGAACGATAGGAGCAGCTCTTGTTATAGCTTACAAAGAGTCTGAAACATTCCGAGATGGTGTTAATAAAATATTTGGTGCTGTGAAAGATTTTGTCGTAGAATCGTTCACTGCTATATCTTCTTTTGCACAGGAAAAATTTTCAGAAATTAGAAAATTTTGGGATGAAAACGGAGAGCAAATAAAACAGGCTTTCGAAAATGTTTTTAATGCAATTAAGAAAGTTATCGAAACGATAATGCCAGTTGTCCAATCAATCGTAGAAGGTACAATCGATGCTGTTAAAAACGTAATTGATGGCGGATTAGATTTTATCATGGGATTGGTTAAAACATTCAGTTCACTATTCACAGGCGATTTTAAAGGCATGTGGGAAGGTATAAAACAAATGTTTTCAGGAGCAGTCGAGGCGATTTGGGGTATCGTTCAGCTTGGTTTTGTAGGAAAAATCTTAAAAGTCATAAAAGGCTTTGGTAGCGATGCTATTAAATTTATTACAGATATGGTTAGCAAGGCGAAAAATAAATTTGGAGAAATCGTATCATCTGGTGCTTCAAAGTTTAATGAACTGAAAGATAAAATATTAACACCTATCCGGTCCGCGAAAGATACAATCTCAAAAATTGTAGATGACATAAAAGGATTTTTCAGTCGTTTGTCATTAAAGATTCCAGATATTAAAATGCCGAAACTACCAAAATTTAAATTAGACGGAGAGTTTAGTTTGAATCCACCAAGTGTACCAAAATTATCTGTGTCATGGAATGCATTAGGTGGGGTATTTAATAAACCGACAATCCTACAAAGTCGAGCAGGCTTGCAAGGTGTAGGAGAAGCAGGTCCAGAAGCAATTATTCCACTAAAACCAGAAGTATTAGCTGGAATTGGAAAAGGAATTGCGGAACAAATGGGTAGTGGTGGCCCTTCAACAATTGTTGTTCAAAGCGTATTAGACGGCCGAGTGATTGCAGAATCAGTAACCAACTTTGTTTCTCAGAATCAAAGAAATAATGCAGCTATGTCAGCAATTACAAAAGGAGTTTACTTATGATAATTCAATTTTTAAATGGAGAACGAATTGATGTGGAACAGTACGGATTAAAACGTCTGTTTCACTATATTCCTTCTTTACCAGTAGAACATTCAAAAGCAGTAGTTGATGGTGGTAGAGAAATCATCACGAATACTAGATTAAGAAATAGACAGATTCAAGTTAGTTTTATTTATGAATCACAAGATATTTCAGATTACTACTTAATCAGAGATGAAGTTAACAATCTTTTTTTAAGAGAAGAGCCTTACTACATTATTTTCAAGAAGGAACCTTACAAAAAATGGTTAGTTAAATTATCCCAACAGTTTCAATTACCTCCTGACCCAAAGATGCAAGAATTCACCATTGACTTCATTACAGTCAATAGGTACGCTGAATCAATTTCTTCAACTCAGGATTTGAAAGAATGGGATGCTGATGTATGGAGCTGGAATGGTGGTATTTCTTGGGATGAAGATTTATCTTATGAATTCAATACTAATAATTTTGTCGTTAACAACTTAGGTACAGCGATAGTTGATCCAAGAGAAAGCTATTTAGAAATTGAATTAACTGCAAATTCTACCTCGTTATTAACTCTTCATAATCGTACAACAGACGAAAGATGGACTTATAATGGAAAATTTTCTACAACAGACAAAATTATTATATCTGGAATTCAAAGTTTCAAGAACGGAACAAGTATCTTTTTAGATACTAATAAAGAACTGATCTCACTTGCTCCAGGAAGAAATGTTTTTTCTATCACTGGCAATGTAAAAGACATCAATGTGAAATTCAAATTCAACTTTCTATATAAATAAGGAGACAAGAAAATGCCAACATTATACAACGTTGATTCGCCTATCAATAGGGAACAAAGAAACAATATCAACGGGACCTTTGAAGACATTCTAAAAAGGTTTCAGAATCTTCAAAGACAAATTAACTTCTTAGCTGGTGGGGAAGAAGTCGAACAACTTCTTGAAAGAATAGACAAGCTTATCAAAGATGGAGATGAAGCAAATTTAGAATTTGATGCTTTAATTAACGATCTTGAGCAAGCTATATCTTTAGCTGAAGCTACAACTAATGATTCTCAACAAGAAATTAATCGTTCTACTTCACTTCGAAATGAACTTACGAAGCTTAAACAAGATATATCAGTTCTTATAAATACTTTGAATAACAAAGAGACAACCCGCTCCACAGCGGAATCTATTAGAGTTTCTTCTGAAAATGTTCGTATTGATAACGAAAATGTTCGTATAAGCTCTGAAATTAAAAGAAATAGCGATGATAAACTTCGTTCAGATAACGAATCTACACGTGAAAATTCTGAACAATTAAGAGTTGACGCTGAAAACATTCGTGTCTCTAACGAAAATGAAAGAAAAACTTCTGAATCAACAAGGAAGGAAAATGAGAATAAACGTATTAACGATGAACAAACCCGTAAAGAAGCTGAAGAATTAAGAAAAACTTCTGAAACATCGAGATCTGATTCTGAGTTAGAAAGAACTTCTAATGAAGCTAATCGAGTATCCAATGAGGAACTTCGTAAAGAAGCTGAAACATCTAGAGTTTCTTCTGAAGAAGTACGTTTATCAAACGAGGAAGAAAGAAATGAAGCTGAAGTTTCTCGAAAAGAAAATGAAGTTATACGTAATTCTAATGAATTGCTACGTAATGAAAAGCTTGAAGAGTTAAAAAAAGTCTTAGAAAATATGGAAATGTTCGAATATGACGCTACTTCCATATACGAATATCCTAACTTCGTTTCATTTAACGGTTCAACATATTTAGCTTTAAAAGAAGTCAAAGGTATTGAACCAACAAATGACAAAGTAAACTATCAGTTAATAGCACAGCGTGGTGTTGATGGTACAGGTTCAGTTTCGTCAGTAGAAGGTATTATGCCTGATAATTCTGGCAATGTTACTTTAGGTTCAAAATTAATAAAGACTATTAACAGTATTCAACCAGATTCTTCAGGTGAAGTAACCTTAAAAGCTACGGATATTATTGGAGTTCTTTCAACTGATGATATACAAGCCCACGCAGAAAACGAAGAGCTCCACATAACAGCAACCGAACGTACTGATTGGAACGCGAAAGTTTCAAAAGACGAACTAATCCAACATACCAGCGATGATGTAGCTCATGTTACGGAAGATGATCGCGTTTATTGGAATTTAAAAGTAGAAGAAACCGACTTTTTAAGACACGTAAGCGATAACGGTGCACACGTTACTCAGGTAGACCGTGATAAATGGGACACAAAAGCTTCAACAGCTACAGCAACAACTACTTCTGCGGGACTTCTTTCAGAAGTTGATAAAGCAAAGCTAGACAATATTGAAGCTGAAGCAACAAAAACCGTGGTCGAAAATGTACTCACTTCAACATCAGAAACGAACGCTCTTTCAGCGGCACAAGGTTCTATATTAAGAACGTTAATCGAATCTCATGCAGCAGCAGCTCATTTATCTGAACAAGAATACGAGTCAATTTTATCTGTCATTAGTGAGTGGGAAAGTGGAACTTTATCTGGCGGTGGAAGTGGTACAGGTGAAAGCTTTAACGGAAAGCTTGGACTGCCAACAATTACTGAAGTGAAAACACCTTCAGTATACGCAACTTCAGGCGTAGGCGTGTATGTCGAATATGGATCGTTTTCGTCATTTGGTTTAGCACAAGCCTTCGGTGCTGGCATAATAGCTATTACTTTTGTATTAAATGCGAACGCAGCAGCCCAGCAAACACAACTTTTATTCACACTTTCAGGTAAGGTGTATATGAGAACTGGTAGCCGTGCAGCTTGGAAAGATTTGATACAAATTGGAGTCAGTGAAGAACATACAAAAGCAATCGCTTCCAGTTCAGCTCTTGGACACGTGAAAGTCGGTAGTGGCTTAGCAATCGCTGAAGATGGAACGCTTTCAGCAACAGCAACAGGTGGCGGCTCAGCCGTAGAAGCAGTTAAATGGACGCCTATGCAAATTTATCCGGACGCTGGTTTCACTGGTACATGCCAATATCGAATCTTAGAAGAAGGTAACTTGTTAGAGCTTAATATGGCAGGTACTTTCGATGGCTCCTTGTCACATGAAACAGTTTTCGAAGTACAGGCAGAGGACAGCAACTATTTCTCGTATATGTTTGAATTTGGCTTGCCAGCAGTGATGGAGGATTACACAGGTTCATCAATCGGCTTTACCGTTTCGAGCGGAGGTACTTTTTCATTCGCCGCTAACGATTCCTCTAGCCATATCGTTCGTACACGTACACAAGTGCCTTTAAACTTCGCACAATATGTTATATAAGAAGCTTTAAATACTCAAAATACGAAAAGTCAACAGGTTTAATTCTATACAAAGAAAGTAAGAAGACGGAGTTCATTATAATTGGACTTCGTCTTTTTTTACTAGAAAGGAAGGTTAAATGATTTACGTTACTAATTTAAAAAACACTTCATCTGAATTCCTTACAAATATTTCCGTAGATTTTAAGATGGAACAATCGGTCGATGGGAACTTGACTGCTTCGTTCACGACATATCCTGATAACAATCCTGGATACGATTTGTTAACTTCAGAATCAATTATCAATATTCATGGATACGAATTCAAAGTTAAACAATACAGAGGAACTTCTTTCAGTAAATCTATTGTAGCTTTAAGTACGTTTTTCGACCTAAATAAAACTTTGAAAGAAGGAACGTTTGAAGGTAGTCATACTTTAATTAATCATATTAATTTTCTATTATCTGATACCGATTGGTACTATGAAATCGATCCAGATATTGAGAAAGAAGTAAATTATCTTAGAAACTTAGGCAACGATAATATTGTTTCGTTACTGAATAAAGTTTGTCAGATTCATGAATGCGAATATATTATTCTTCCTAACAAGTCATTAAGGATTTCTAAACAAGTTGGTTCAGATAATGGATATCAATACAGATACAATCACAATATTTACGATGTGATTTTGTCAGAAGATACTTCAAATTTAACGACATATATCCAAGGATTTGGAGCAAACGGAATTCATGCGATTTATGAATCACCGAACCTTCAGACCTTCGGTAAACTAGAAGCTCCATCAATAAGAGATGACCGATTTACAGATGTAGCTAGTTTAACTGCTTATCTTAAATCAAAAATTATTGATGAACCAGAAATCTCTATCGAATCAAGTGTTCCAGAGCTTACAGAAAGAGAAACTGGTGAAAGAATATGGTTGATTTATGAACCATTGAATATAAAAATTTTAACAAGAATTCTAGTTCAAAATAAATCGTTGATCAATGGAGAATTAATTACTACTAGCGTAGTTTTAGGAAACAGCCTTTTAAAGTCTGCAATAGACTTAATCATTGAACAAAAAGCTGATCTTGAAGATAACAAATCTTATATTAACGAGACAAAAGATGAACTAGATAAAGATATTGAAATTGCGAAAGACGAGTACAGAAGTCGATTCGAACAAACTGATGACAGAATTGCTTTAGAAGTTGAAAATGTCAACAAATCGATTGCATCTCTTGAAATTCGAGCTGATAGTATTACAACTAGTGTATCTGATTTAGAGCAAGATGTTAACAGTCGTATAACTCAAACAGCTAGTTCTATTCGTTCGGAAGTTGAAGATACAAAAAACGGGTTATTGAGTTCAATCACCCAAACAGCTGACGAGATTAGTACTGTAATTGACGATAGGACAAGATCAATAAACAGCCGCATCACACAAACAGCTTCTTCTATTTATACCGAAATTAACGACGAAGTAGAAGGACTAAATAGTTCAATTACGCAAACGGCCAAAGACATTCGATCCGAAATTAACGATGAAGTAAACGGACTAAATAGTTCGATTACTCAAACTGCTGCCTCAATCCGCAGTGAAATTAACGACACGAAGAATGGCCTTCAAAGTTCAATCAATCAAACAGCTAGTTCGATTAGAGCATCTGTTAGTAGTTTAACAACAGCTCATAACAATGCTGTAGGAGTAATTAACGAACATACATCAAGCATTTCTGCCGTCGAAATAAAAGCAGATAGCATTTCTTCTCGAGTTTCTTCTCAAACTACTCAGATTACTAACTTAGGAACTCGTATAAGCTCAGCTGAATCATCAATAACTCAACATTCAAACGAAATCAGTGCTCGTGTTAAATCAACCGATTTCAACGGAGATACACTTGTAGGATTAATCAACCTAACAAGTACAACAGCAACAATTTCTGCAAGAAATATCAATCTTCGTGGAGCTGTAACAGTTTTATCCGACTTGTCAGACGATCTCGGAACGATTACATCAGGCAACATTGATATCTATGATGATGTTAAAGTAGGCGATAAGATTTACTTAAATGGCAGTGGCTACGGCTCTGGTGTGTACTTCGATAGGTGGGGTGGTCGAGGTAAAATCTACACGGATGGAAATACCATGACTATATATTCTGACGCCTTGGCCATTGACTCAATGTACGGAGTCTCAGTGTATGGTGGTATGGATTTTACAGGAGGTAGAGTAACAGTAGATGGGGATGATGTAGCAGTAACACGAACTAACGGATTAGGTTTTGGATATAGCTCCGCTGCAAATCGTTTATACGTATCTATTAACGGCTCTGACGTTGGTTATATTGATTTAACTTAGAATCATAAAATAAATATTTTATAACAAAAATGGAGGAATTTCAAATGGATTATCAAGTACAACTTAACAACGGACAAGCAATTACTTTAAATGGTGCAATTTTTGATGCTGAATCATTCACAGAATCATTAAACAACAGAGAAATTAACTTCGTAAATCTAGGTGGAGCAGTAATCAACAAACATATCATCATTTCAATTATCCCTTTAACAGAATCGAAGTAATTAACGAAAACCTCTCAAGTTAACTTGGGAGGTTTTTTTATTTAGGAGGAATCATTCATGGAATTCACACAACAATTGTTAGACAACAAGCTTCTTTCATTAGTCCCTGAAGCTATTCTTTATATGATGGCAGCTTATTTCGCTTTTAAAGTTTTAGATTTCTTTACAGGTCTATTAAAAACATGGAAGAAAGTTACTCCTTATAAATCAAGAATTATGAGGAATGGAATTATTAGTTGGATCAGTGAAATGTTAGCGATATTTTTCGTAGCTATCCTCGATTTCTTACTAGGACTTAACTGGTACTTAACTGGTTTCACTTTAACCCTATTCGTGTACAAAGAAGGCGGTTCAATTGCTGAGAATCTATCTGTTTTAGGAGTAGATATGCCAGGAATCGTAAGAGAAACGTTAGATAAAGAATTCAAGAACAAAGGAGAAAACAAAAATGAGTAAATTCACAGAAATTGAAATTCATGCTGGACACTGGAAAGCTCTCAATTCTGGTGCCAATGGAGTTTTGAATGAAGTAACAGAAGCTAGAAGAGTAGGCAAAAGAGTTTTTGAAATTCTCAAAGAATCTAAAATTCCAGTTACTTATTTTGAAGATAATACTTCAACTAACCAGTCTCAGAACTTATCAACTTTAGTAAAACATCATAACCAAGATCGCAACGGACTTGTTGTTTCTATTCATTTTAACGCTGGTGGAGATGGTTCAAAAGGAATTGGTACCGAGGTTCTTTACTATAACCAAAAAGAGCTTGCTGAAAAAGTATCAAAAGCTATTTCAAAATCAACGGGCTCAGAATTAAAAAATCGTGGTGCAAAGTTACGAACAAACCTTGCTGTACTTGCTAACACATACGAACCAGCAATTCTAATCGAAGTTTGTTTCGTTAATTCAGTAGTAGATGCAAAAATTTACAAAAGAGATTTTGAAAAGATTTGTCAAGCAATTGCGAAAGAACTAGCAGCATCGCTCGGTAAATCATTAAAAGTAGCTACAGTACAAAAAGAAGAAGGAGCTAAAGAAATCATGCAATTTTTAAACAATACAGCACGAAACGAATGTAAAGAAATGATTTTACGTGGGGTTAACGAAAAGTTATTCACTAGCAAACATGAAGGGGTAGACAAGTATTCAGATGTAGAATTGATTAGTTATGCTTTTGCTTACTTAAACAGAAAGAACAAATAAAGCCCTTACGAGACTTCTGAAGAGATTTTCTTCAGAGGTCTTTATAAATACATAAGGAGATGAATGAAATGGCTAAGAGGAACCTTATATTTGACGAGAATATCTATTTGAAAACAAATTCAGAAAATAGGTCTATTTTAAGTGATTACATTTTAGAAATGAAGTCAAAAAGAAGAAGCGAGAAAACTATATACCAATATTCAGCAGATATTAAAATGTTCTTTTGTTGGGTGTATAAGAATGCTGAAGATAAGTCTGTATTGAAATTGAAGAAACGAGACTTCAGAAGATTTTTCTTGGAGCTGCAAGATAATGGAGCATCAAGTTCGAGAATCAATCGAGTACAATGTTCGATTCGAAATATGCTTGAGTTTTGTTGTCAAGATGAAGATGAATACGATTACCCTGTGAACGCAATGAAAGGTATTAAAGGTCTAGAAAAAGAAACTGTTCGTGAAATTCACTTCTTAACAGATGGCCAGATTAACTTAATAATCGAGAAGCTTGTTGAGAAAGAGCAGTATCAAAAAGCTTTGTACTTATCTTTAAGTTATGACTCAGCTGGAAGACGAAATGAAGTTTACCAAGTTCTTAAAACCAACTTTTTAGATTCGAAAAATACGAATGAAGTAATCGGTAAACGTGGTAAAAAATTCAGACTTATGTACCTTACACGAACTCGAGAATTAGCATCTAAATATCTTGAACTGCGTGGAGAAGATTCAATTGAAAGCTTATGGACTGTTGGTTCAGGAGATGACATACGAGAAGCTAAGTATGAGACTTTATACGCTTGGGTTTTAGGATTCAGAAAAATTCTTGAAAAAGAAACTGGCGAATATTTAGACTTTGATCCCCATTCTTTCAGACACTCTTCTCTTGAAAATTACGAAAACGGTACTCATTCAGGATTAAAAGAGCTTGGCGTAGATAAGCTGCCATTGAAGGTGCTTAAAGTATTGGCAAATCATTCTGACATTTCCACGACAGAATCTTACTTAAAAAATAAGGACACTGAGATTCTTAATGAAGTATTTGGATTATAAAAAAAGGTAGAAGATTAATTTCTTCTACCAAATTTTATCTATTTTAAGATTGTTTCATTGAAAGGATTTCACCTTCAACTTCTAAAACTCGATTGTTTAAAGCTTTTACAAGGTTTTCACCTTTCAGTCGTTTTTTAGTTTCTTCTTCAAATTGATAACCAATACCATCAAGTTTCTCATGAATAGATTCTAAAGATTTCTCCATTCCTTGGAATCTTGAATCTAAACTGTCGATTTTCTTACCAAAGCTATCTAGTTTTAGATTCATTTCATGTAACAGTTCTAAAATTTTATCGTCCATTTTAATTCTCCGTTCACTCTTTGGTTTTATTTTACCACGTAGTTGAGATTAGCAATACTGATTTTACATTTTTGATCACTTCAATTCTTGGGTATTTAGTGAATTATTTCTCTCACTAATAATATTATATCAAATAATTGGTAGTACGTACATACTTTTGAACTAATTCGTTGTAAGTTTATGTAACTTTTTTCGCAGAATAAACGTTCTGTTTCACGGAACTGATTCAATAATATAACCAATTGGTTTGGACCTCTATTAGTCTTCCATAATGTACTTCGCTATCTTTAATTTTATTGAATCAAATTCTGTAGTAATTTCTCCAACTTTCGCAATCAAATTTTCTTCTTTAATTGTAAACAATTTTGAGCATCTTACAGAAGATTCTTGTTTTATTCCATACTCTTTCCAGAAATTAAGAAAAAGATCATATTCATTTCTTGGTGGATGACTTGTGATTTTCGCGATTACCACATCCGTATCTCTTTCGAACTTTCGATTTCCAACAACAACACAAGGTCTGATCTTATTAACATCTAAATCTTGATATAACCATACTTCACCTTTTGAACACATTCTAATTTCCTCCGATTAGCTGTAGTTGAGCTTTTATTTATCTCTCTCTAAATTAATTATAACAAAATTTGGAAGTTACGTACATATATTTATGCACTAATTTGAATATTTATGCAAATAGAAGATAAGAAATAGACTAGTACAATTCTTTTGGGAACTGTACTAATCCATGTCCGTACAAATCATCTTTTCCTTTTGAACCCAAATCTAGAGCGTTCTGATAAAGCAATTCTACTAACTCTTTCGATGATTTTTCTGGATATGCTTCTTTATAAACTGCTAACATTCCTGTAACGTATGGAGCTGACATTGATGTACCACTAGAGTACGAATACCAACCATCATTAATGCCTGTACTAAGAATCGAAGAACCTGGAGCAACAATATCAATGTTGTTTCCTCGTGAAGAAAAGGATGAAAGTAGATTATTAGAATCTGTTGAACCGACAGCAACAACGTTATCGTACAAGGCAGGATATCCAGAAGCTTCACCAGTATTCCCAGCTGAAACAACCACGATAATACCTTTTTCAACTGCTTCATCAATACGCTCTTTAAAAGAAGGTGAATCGTAGGTTGTACTAATGCTTATGTTTATAATGTCAACGTCTTTTTCAATTGCCCATGTCATACCAGCAATAAGATTTGCTAGGTTTCCTGATCCACTTGAACTAATGGTTTTTACTGAATAAATATTCGCTTCACTTGCAACCCCTACTGTACCTTCTCCGTTATCGAGCGAAGCAATAATTCCAGCTACACTGGTTCCATGTCCGTTGTCATCAAGAAAGGAATCAGTATAATCCACCATTGAAATTCCTCCAGCTACTTTCAAATCTTGGTGATTAGCGATACCTGAATCAAGTACTGCTATATCAATACCTTTTCCTTTGAATTTTTTTGACCATGCTGATTTTATATTCGTACCCTTATGAGCATATTGCGGAAGAGTCCATTTGTTCTCTTTTTCGATATAAGCGTTCGGTTCTAAAATATCAATATTTGTATCTAATTTCAGTTTATTGAATTGAGCTGGTGACAATTTAACTGTTGCCATACTAGAATCAAAATGTTCTTCAATGATCTGGAAGTTTGCTAACGTTTCTTTCATCTCTTTAACAGAAATTCCTTTTTTGAAAGATACAATATATTCCTCTTCAATTACGTCTTCTGATGATGAACTAAAAACAGCAGTTGGTACTTCATCTTCTGCAGAAGCAAACGAAGGAAGTTGAGAAAGAGCTCCAGTCATAAGAATTGATGCTAATGAGATTCTTGCAATTGCGTTTTTAAAAGTTAATTTTTTCATAAAATTCTCCTGTAATAAGTATTTTTTTTTTGATTAAATTCATAATTTTTTATTATTTATAATATAATTATAACAAAATAAGGAAATACCGTACATCTTTTTATGCATATTTATTACATTTTTATGCATATTTTTGAATAAAAAAAGAGTGATTTCTCACTCTTTCTTATCTATTTACTATTGTTTAACCCATGCTTCTATAGCTTCTACTGCTTCTCTTCTGAATTGTCTAGTTAACTTTCCTTCAAGTTCTTGAACAGTGTAATTAGTTGGGATATTCAAGAATAAAAGATCAATTACTTCTTCAGTAAAGTTCAGGTTATTCTCTTGGGCTTCAGCTTCAGCTAAGGCATAAATAAAATCTAATTTGTTCATTTTAATCTCTCCGATTTCGTAGTTTATTTAGTGATTTATCTCTCTCTCTCTCTCACTAATTTAATTATATCAAATTACTTCCAATTCGTACATACTTTTGAACTAATTTGTTGTAAGTTTATGTAACTTTTTTCCTACTTTACCAAATAAAAAACCCCTTCAAGATAACTTGAAGGAATCTCTTATTCTAGTTGGTAACAGGAAGAGCTCGTTTAAGTAAGCTTGATGACCAATCAATATCATCGTCTGCAATACCATCACGGTACAGTTCAAACTTTCCGTTTTCTGAATTTTGCATATGCAGTCTGAATGATTTGAATAACTCGAGAGCAGTAAATTCACAGAAGATGAAAAGCTTTTTAGCTGAGTAACTATAAAAGCATGAACCATATTTTTCCTTGCGTTCTTGGTTATCTTCGAATACAACTTTAGGAGATTCAATTTGATATACTTCAGATAATTCTTCAATCCAATTTTCAATGTAGTACAATTTATCTTCAACTGGCGTTTCAGGGTTTTCAAGACCGAATTTAATAAGATTTCTTGAAGAACGAATTACTTCTAGCTCGATATTGTTGTATACATTCTCGTGATCTTTGTTCATTTTAATCTCTCCGATTCATAATTTATTTAATGATTTATTTATCTCTCTCACTAAATTAATTATAACATATTATGGAAGTAACGTACATACTTTTGAACTATATTTTAGGTCTTTTGTAATAAAAAAATCGATTAGGATGGATCATCCCAATCGATTTCTAACCGTTTGATTCTTTTTGAATTGTAATGCTCGTAAAACATTTCTACGAGTAATTTTTCGCGTTCTTCATTGCTCATGTTTCGTATAATTTCTAAGACCTTTTCAGAGTTAGTTTCTTTAGTTTCCATCAAAATCACCTTCAATTAATTATACTGATACTTCTTGAAAACAGGAGCTCAAGAGAACTTAAGGGTTCCTCTCTCAACAGCTCTTTGGTAACTATTCGGAGCAGCAAGTTTGAATAAACTTACAGACCAAGCACGTGCATCTTCTTCAATATCATTCCTGTACAATTTAAGTTGTATTCCTTTTGAATGTTGAAGATGATGACGAAATTCGTGGAACAGCGTAACAATACTGAATTTTTTATACAACGTTATTTCTTTGAAGCTACCACTATAAGTACCTCCACCAGTCAATTTGTATCCTGATGAACAATCTGAAAATATGAAACGAGGTACCGATACATTATAGATAGAAGACATGGCTTGCAGCCACTTCTCAACAGATTGTATCTTACTTTCTAAAGGAGTTTCTTTCTTCCAAATCCCTGATTTCAAAAGGATCTTTGATTCTTTTATTGAACGTTCATCAATGTTTTTGTATACGTTTGAGTAGCTCATTCTTTCACCCTTCCTTTATGTAACTGAACAAGTAGCAGACTTAGTCTGCGTACTTGAACAAGTATCCACCTTCTTTAAATTTTCGACCAGCAACTGTCTCTTTACCAGTTTTAAGTGAATGTTTCACCCATCCTTGATTTGATACACCTTCTGCAACGGCCCACTTTAAAGTTTCAATTAACCCGTTGATTGTCGCAATTTTCACACCATCTTTCCATACTTCAATTACTTTTGTACGCCCACCACGTTGAGGTTTAACTTCTTCAGTTTGAGATGGAACAGCAGCTTCTGCTTCAACTTGGTTCTCAACGTTTACTGGTTGTTGAGGAACAATTTGTTTTGCTTCAATTGCAGCAAGCAATTCTTCACGTTTCATTTTGTGACGGCCGACGATGTTTAACTCCTTAGCAACTTCGATTAATTGTTTTACTGTCATTTCTGAATGGTTCATTTTCTTCTCTCCTTAAAAATCATTTATTATATATATCTCTCTATTTATAATTATATACAGTTTCTGCCAGTACGTACACATAAAAGATGCATATTTATGTATTTATTTGAATAAAAAAAGGAAGAGACAAGTCTCTCCCTTTCTCAAAATATTCAGATTAATAAACACAAATTGCTACGATTAAAGTTAAAACAGAAGGTATAGCTAAAGAGCTGTAATAAATTACTTGATCTTTCGGTGAATCTTCTAAACCGAAGAAGCAGTTCACTTGATAGCAAGATTTTTTTAAGATAGAAAACAATAAACCGAATAATAATAAGAACATTTCGAAAATATTCATTTTCTGTTCTTTAATTAGTTGAATTACGTAATTCATTGAGGTATACTCTCCTTATAGGGAAGATTTTGGTCTAATAAAATGGTACGAACATTTTATTAGAAATAACCTTTTTCTTTCATTGACGTGTAGGAATTGGCTCCGATTATAACGTGATCCAATAAGTCAATTCCTACGATATTCCCCGCTTCTGCAATTCGTTCTGTAACATTAATGTCTTCTGGACTTGGAGTTGAATTACCAGAAGGATGATTATGCGAACATATGATCGATGCAGCCGAACGTTTTACAGCTTCACGGAAAATTTCCCTTGGATGAACTACTGAAGCATTTAAACTTCCGATAAAGATAGTTTTCTTGTGTATTACTTGATTCTTTGTGTTCAAAAACAATACTACGAAGTGTTCTTGATTTAGAATGGCTAATTCTGGTTGAAGAATTTTATAAGCATCTTCTGGAGAACGTACAGTAAGTCGTTCTTCTTTTTTTACTTTCGTAAATTGAATTGCTAGTCCAAAAGAAGAAATGATTCGATTGGCAGCTGTTTCACCAATTCCTTCGAAACTTTTTAATTCTTCTAAACTCATTTCAGCTAACTTATTTGGTCCATAACTTGCTAACTGTCCTGTTACTGCTGGTATTGCTTTTGGTCCAATTAGTACAGCTAGAATGTTTTGAAGACTAGTGTATTCTGCTCCATAAAAGGACATTTCTTCTTTCGCTACTTGAAAGTGATTCATTTTAAATCCTCCGTTCATATTCGTTTTTCAATGTTCATAGAGAGACTTCTTTTTTAACCTCCAATTTATTTATCTCTCTATTAATATTATAACTCGATGATAGTATTACGTACACAACTTTTTTGAATATTCCGAAAATTTAATATTTACTCTTGAGATGAACTTTATCTCTTTTTCGGTCGTAGTCTTTTTTACTTTTGTGCGCACCTGTTCCACGTTTTGCTTGAAGGTGTAACTTTAATTCTTGTTCCCCCATTTTTCTTTTTGCTTGGTTAATGTTTAGCTTAATTTTAATTGTCATTGCTAGTTCCCACTTTCATCTTCAATTTCAACATCAAAGCTCGAACCACAATCTTCACAAATTGCGTATTTTCCCTTGATGTCTTGATAGATATTCGTTTGATTTACTTCTTGTTCATGATTGCAATTCAAACATTTTCTAACCCCCATAATGCCACCCCTTTCTCATAAAATTTATATTTTATGCGTTATTTTAGACTAGAATTGATTTATCTTAGTCTAAAAAGCCATACGAAGCCCTGTGTTGCATTTTATTTAAGGGTTAATATAAAACTCTTAACTAGAAAGAGAAAAGGCTTCAGAAGTCAAATTCAAGCTTCATTTTCAAGAACCTCTTCAATTTCTTGCTCTTCAGTCTCTACGAAACTAAAAACATAGTCAGATGCTTTCTGAGCTTGTTGTGCAGCATGCACGATTAATTTAGAATCTTCTTTTATAGCTTTCAACCAGCCGTACAGATAAGCAATGGAATTTTCTTGCTGAATCTCGTTTTCTATACCAAGCATCGCAAGTATCATGTTGCTACCAATTTCAGCAACCAACTCTTCTTTCGAATAACTTTCTGAACCAAATACACCTTGATCAGAGTTAGAAAGACGATTCAATCTAGTTATATGCCCGGTGCTATGAACGATTTCGTGGAACAGAACCGAATAGTATTGTTCTAAATATTCGAATTGTTTTTTCGATGGAATCTTTATTTCGTCAAAAGTCAAAGAATAGAAAGCTCTTCCTCCACCTTCCACTTCTTGTATTTTCACTTCTTTAGAATAAGCTTCAATTAATTCTTCAGCATCTTCCAATGGATCATGCTCAAATTTTTCAATTTCTTCTTCTTCAATTCCTTCAACACAGGAAACATGAAAAACTCGGTAGAATTTTAAGAAAGGAATTTTCTTCTCTTCGTCATCTTCTTCTTTCTCAATGAAATTCCAGAAAACAATAATGTTAGACTTACTACCTTTCTTCAAATGAATCTTTGGATCTTTTTTCTGAAGGTCTTTAATCTGATTGAAAGTAATATATGAGCCTGGTTCAAGAAGGAGAAGATTGATTCCTCGATAAACACGTTTAGTTACGTAATTTTTTGGAAGACCTCCTTTCCACGGACGTTTCCAAGGTGCTGTTCCATTATTTTTAATGGCTTCTTCGATTTGTTCAATGATACGATTTTGGACAATTTCATAAACTTTGACTGACATGATATTCCTCCTTGAAAGTTCACTTCTGTTGTATCTGTTTGATTCGATACTGTAAATCTAATGAACAAAGAAAATTCATCAAGATACTACAGTAGATTTCAAGTCTTTTGAAAACAGGTATTTCGTTGATTGGCCATTTGGCTTCTTTGATTTTCTTTTCAAAACGAAACAATGAATACCGTCTTCATTACATCCGTAATAAAATGAATCTTTTACCTTACCAAAGAAATTCACTTTGTATTCTTCACCTCGAACTAAGTTCATCTCAAATCCTCCTTTACTTTTTTATTTCTCTCTCTCTAATAACAATTATATACAGTTTCTTCCATATCGTACATACTTTCGAACTATTTGTTTTCAAAAAATGACATTTTTTTATTAGAATCAGATGGGCGAAACAGAACGTTTGTTCTATTTTTGATAATAAAAAAAAGACGGTGAGAGTCGTCTTTTCTTTTATTTTATTACTTCAACAATGTGCTTGTCTTCAATTTCAAACTCAAACCAGTCTTCTGAAATTCCATAATATTTATTTCCTTCAATACGAGTGATTTCTCCAATTTCATACTCTTTATTTCCATCAGCATATTCTGCAACTTCAAATTTTACTTTTTGACCAACTTTATATTTATTCATTTTAATCTCTCCGATTCTGTAGTTTTTTTTATTTATTTCTCTCTCTCTCACTAAATTAATTATAACATATTTTGGAAGTAACGTACATACTTTTGAACTATTTTCTTACATTTATTTGCAACTTTTTTCACAGAACGAACGTTCTGTTTCACGGTACTTAGAAAAAGAAAAATCCACCAAGTTTTCTTGGCGGATCAAGTATTAATTATTTCATTGATTCTTGATGATATAGTTCTTCTAAATTTTCAAAGTTCGAATTGAAGAATACTCCATCTTTAAAAATTACTGTAAATTCTGAACCAGTTTGTTTTCCACTTGATAATGGAATAGTTTCAGAACATTCTAAAATGATAAGGTTTGAAAATTCCTGAACCTCTTCAACTACACATTCATTATAGCAATGATTTTCAAATAACTCTTCTAGCATTTTTTGAACTCGTTCTTTCATTTTAATTTCCTCCGATTAATTTATTAATGAGAATATTTATCTCTCTCACTAAATTAATTATAACAAAAAACGGAAGTAACGTACATACTTTTGAACTATTTTTTGCTATTTTTTTATAACTTTTTTCCCAGAACGTACGTTCCAAGTCTAACACAAATAAAAAGTACCAGACAGATAACTGCCTGATACTGAATAATCATTTTACTAATTCAATCTTCTGAGCCTTACCTTTTCGTGTAACGTACACGCCTGTAGCTAATCGAGAAGATGCAAGGGAAAGTTCTTCTGTCGTAACTGTTACTTCAGTTTTATCAGTTTTTAGTTTGAATACAGCTTCGTCGCTAAGAGTTATCAAATCAATCAATCCTTGTTTCGGATGATACGCATTTTTCAAAATTCTTCGATTTCCACCAAATACTTTCATATCAATCTTCGCTATCCTATTGTTTTCATAAACAGCAAGAATCATTTTACTGTTTTTATCAAGGATAGAATAGTTAATGATGTTCAAACTATCTTCTCTAACAAGACTTGGAATATAGCTGCCAAGCGAATTAATTTTCGTTTCTTCAATTCGTTTCGTATCGATCTTGTAACATAGAACGTCATCTGTAAAGACTAGAACTTGGGAGCTGTTGAACGTGTTAAACGAACGTATTACTTCATCTCCAGGTTTCAAATGCGGTTGAGAATCGTTTTTAAACTTGTAAACGTATCCTTCTTTTGTAAGATGAATCTTAACTTCGTAATCAGCTGCTTCTGTAGTAATTAAACGAATTGGTATAACTTGTCCAAGTTCAATGATTTTTGTACGTCTTTCGCAACCAAACTTTTCTTTAATTTCAGTTAGATCAGAAATAATTACATCATTTAGTTTTGAATCGTTTGATACTGTTTCTTCATAATCTTTGATTTTTTCTTCAAGTGCATTGATGTCACGAATTTGTTTCAAGATATATTCTTCGTTGATGTTACGTAATTTCATGTTTGCTACGTTTTCAGCTTGCGTAAAGTCAATATTGAATGTCTTCATTAAAACTTTCTCGATATCTTTTGACTTCGTTTTTCGAATAATATCGATTGCTGAATCAATATCTAGAAGAACTTTCTCTAAACCTCGTAGGATATGAAGCTCTTTCTTCATTTGTTCAACATCGTATGAAAAGGCACGTTTCAATGAATCTCTTCGCCATGCAACCCATTCTTCAATTATCGAATGTACGCCCATAACTTTTGGTAAATCATTAATCAGAATGTTCATGTTAGAGCTGTGTGTCGATTGTAACGGAGTGAAACGATAAAGTTTTTCCAGTAATTCGTCCATATTTGTACCACGACGAGCCGTAACTTCAATCATCATACCTTTAAGACCAGTCAAGTCTTTAATGTCTGTAACCTCTTTTAAACGTCCTGAACGAGCTAATTCAACTACTTTATCGATTATAGCTTCTCGAGTTGTCGTATAAGGAACTTCTGTAATTAGAATCTCGTTTCCAACAATTTCAGCTTTACCACGCAATCGAACTGTTCCATTACCTTCTTTGTTAAGTTGCTTGAAAACTTCTTCATCCTTGATAATCATACCACCAGTTGCAAAGTCTGGTACCAAAATATCGTGTTCTCCAGTTTGAAGATACTTGATAACTGAATCACAGATTTCGTTCAAGTTGTATGAAGCTGTTGACGAACTAAAACCAACACCGATTCCTGATTGAGCATAAGCTAGAATCGCTGGAAATTTTACTGGTAGCACTTCAGGCATTTGAATCGTTCCATCGTAGTTAGGAATGAAATTGACGATATTTTTCTTAAAATCTTTCATCATTTCAATTGCAATTTCTGAAAGTTTGATCTCCGAATATCTGCTTGCAGCAGGTTGAAGTTCTCGAGAAGTGTAGTTACCAAAATTTCCTTTACCAACTAACAATGGAACTAAGTTTCTATCTGGTTGGACCATTGAAACAGCTGATCCATAAGAATCTCCATGAGGATGAATTTTCATTACAGCTCCAGAAATATTAGCTGACTTTGTAAAATTGAATGCTTTTTCCATATACATTGTGTACAAGATTCTCCGATAAACAGGTTTTAAACCGTCTCGTAAATCAGGTAGGCATCGGTCCAAAAGAACGTATGACGCGTAACCCATCATATTATCTTCAATAATGTTTTCAATATTTTTTTCTACAGTAGTCAAGTTAAGAATCCTCCTTGTTTGTCTCTCTATGTTTTTATATCTGTTTTATGAAAAACGTAAATCTCTCTCTATGTATAATTATATACAGTTTTTTCCAATACGTACATATGTTCGTAAAAAATAAAAAGCCTGAGCAATATGCCCAGACTTGTAAAAATTGATTATTAATCA